GAAACCCTCGGTGGTCTTGCCTTCTGGCCCGACCGCCGCCACACCTGTCCCGGTGATCCTTCCGAATACGGCGCCTGAAGTAATACCGTTTGTGTCTGCTGCGCAATCACACTTGATGACCACGCGGCTACCTATGTTCACGTGATTGATGACCTCTGACATCCTAATCTCCTATGCAGATAACGCGAAAATGGGTGGGTTGCGCACAGACTACCCGAAGGCAAATCCGATTGCAACCCACCCGTGCTATTTAGTTGACCCCGATGTGCCGACGGTCCTGCTTACTCATAAGCTGCTCGCGGCCGCGATACCAGGCACCGCAGACGCGACCGTCCTTGCCCACTGTGGTGCACTGGTAGCGCTGGTAGACGCCCACCTGCGTGTGCCGCAGACCACGCTTCTCATGGTCCTGCCCGCCGCAGTTCGGGCAGGTGCGGCCGTCGTGGGGCGCCTGGAAAACTGCCAGAGACTGCGCGCCTTGGAACCACGGCCTCAACTCCATGTAGGCGCCCTCCATCGACAGCACGTCTGGGATGTTGTACTTCTCCATTTCGTCCCACGCCTGCTGGTTGCCCAATTGGCATTCGATCCACAGCTTTTTGCCGGGGAACTTGCCATGCGCGTTCTTTCGCATCCCATCCTCGCCGAAGTGCTGCGTGAGATACGCCAGCTTTTGGGAGGTGAAGCCAAACACTCGGCGCGACTCCAAGAATGTATCGATGATGCGGACATCGGGGAAAGGCGGCATCCGGTTGTGGGCCATACGAGCACGAATCTTCTTGAGGTCGAACCGCTTGCCATTGTGGGCCACCACCACATCAGCCTCGGAGAGCATGCGATGCAGACTCTTGCACAACTTGAAATCGTTGGTCGGGTTGCGCTGTGTGCGGAGGCTCTGGTAGAGAGCCGGGCCAGTGCCGTGCCACTTAGCGCAAAACGAGAGGATATTCCAGTCAGTCACAATGTCATCCATCGTGATGAAGTTCTGGAACAGACCGAAGCACCAAACCCGCATCAGGCTGGTTTCGATGTCCAGGTGCAGCACTCTCGGGCCGAGAGTAGGTTTCGCTGCCATGAACTCTGCCATGTCGTAAGTGACGCGCACGCGTTTATGCCGCGGCTGCTTGCGGAGCTTCATGCCCGTACCACGCTAATTAGCACGCCGTCTCTCAAGTTGTCGCCCTCTGGGGTAATTACGATGTAGTCCTCGTGGTTGCTCAACTCTAGCGCCTCGTTCGGGCCGCAGGCGATAACCTCGCCATCTTCCAAGCACACTGCAATGTAGTTATTCATGTCTTTCCCTCTGTGGGTTTTTTGGGTGCTGCTCGTGCCTTGGCGCGGGTAAGTCTGGCTTTGCGGTTTCGGGCCTCTCTCTTCTCATCTTCCGACTTGTGGCTGGGGTGCAGCAGCCCGGTGGTGTTGACGCCGTGGCGCCGCAAGTACGGGGCAAGCCCCGAGCAGAATGCCACCCTATCCTTAACTGCGTATCGAACACAACCGTTTTCCACCTTGCCGAGCACCGCATTGCACGATCTGTGAAGCACCGCGCGTATTGCCCCGGTGCTGTGGCAATGATCGAGGCAGGCGGCGGCCTCCGCACATGCCTGCTGACAGAGCGCACATTTGCCCCCCTGCTCCGCGAGGAGTCGCTTCCGGGTTGCCGCCACCTCCGCCACCTTAAGGCGGACTAGGCCGCTCATCGTTGCAGCTCCGCGAGGGCCTGCGCCGCGGTGCCTACCCTGCGGGCCAGGGTAATCGCCGCTGCCCACACGCCGGGGCCAAACACACCCAACCGTAGGAAATCCAACACGTCTCCCTCAGCCCCCGTGCGCATCCACAACAGCCCCGCCTGCTCCACTAGGTAGTCTGCCCAGCCAGCCCCTAAGCGGGCCTTGTACAGCCCCGAGACGGCCTCGTAGGCGTCTTGGTTGGACTTGGTGCCGGCAAGGAGCTTTTCAGCCGCCTTGCTGCCCTGGCCCGGCAGGCCCGGGATGAAGTCGGCTGTGTCCCCGGTAACCAGCTGGGTCCAAAACCACTTGTGACCGTACAGCAAACCGTCCGGGCCAATGACCTCGTAGGCACCGGCAGGCACGTCGGTTATTTGCCAGGTGCGCCAGTTAAGGTGCCGGCCGGCGAACTGCCGCAGATCCTTGTCGTCCGCGTGGACCACTGCAGGCGTCCCGGCCAGCGCAGCAGTGTCGCACAGATGGGCGATGCCGTCATCGGCCTCGCGGTCTGTCCACAGCCGCGTCCTGTACTCGCTGCCCTCGTACGTCGCCATACAGTCCCTGGCGGCCTGCCAATTGCGCGGCCGGCGGCCCGTCTTGCGCTGGCCTTGGTACGCCCGCGTCTGAGCAATCAGATATCGGTGGCCTTTGTGTGAGGACGGGCATGTCAGGTGCATCACCGCTGTCTCCGCACCCGTTAGGCGCTTTACCTTCCGCACCCGGGCCAGCACGTTGTGCCGGCACTGCCCGGGCGGCATCTCGTCAGGACCGGCGGCGTGGTATGCAAGTGCATCCCCGTCTATGTGCGCCACCAGCCCGGGCACTGTCTGCCGCGGCGCTGGTACGGCCGCCGCGGCGGCCTTAATAATAGCATCGTAGTCCATAAATATCCCCGTCAGTAGGGAATGCCGTCCTCGTCTTCGTCCGCCGCCGGGGGGCTGTCAACCTCTCCCACTGCCGCGCCCACTGCCTCCTCCGCGGCCCTGCTAATGCTGCCCTTGGCGTATGCTGCGCAGGGCAGCGTGTCGAAGTTAAGAGCCTTCAGGATTTTGGCCTGGTGGATGTTGCGGCTCTCGGCCGCGCGCACGATGTTGCCCTCGGCGTCCAGCTTGGCCTTGTACTCCCCCGCAATATGGATGCTGTCCCACATCGCAGGCGTCGCGAAGTCCCACACGAAGAGCATCTCGGGGGTGCGCAGCTCCTGCACCTTGATCGGCGTCCGTACCAGCTCGCCATCATCGTTAACCGCCTCGGCATAGGCCGGGCGCAGCGTGTTAAGCAGGACGTTCACATACTTGCCGTCCTCGCTGTGCTTGATTTCGCCCATGAACGCCGCGCGGTTGCCCAGCAGCTGCGCGAAGTGCTTCACCTTGCTGCCCTTGGACAGCTGCTGGAACAGCTTGTAGCTCCCCGCCCGATCGTCTTGGCTCAGTGTCAGTTCCTGCAACCAGATCGTGCGTGGCATCGGCCCGCTTTCCGTCTGAATCGGCGGGTAGTTCTTGCCGCTCACCTCCAGGCCGATGCGCATGCGGTGCCTTTCCTTGCGATCACCCTTGTACTCGGTAACCTGCTTGCCGTACTCCAGGTAGGCGAAAATGCGGAAGAACGCATTGCCTTCCGGCAGCTTATCCGGCCCCTTCTTGGCCTGGCCCTGGTCGATGCCCTTCTCGGCGATGTCGTCGATGATGTTGTCAATGTTGAATTGGGTCACTGTGCAATCTCCTGTTCGAAGCTGGGTTTATGGTTGCCGATAAAGTCGGCACGTATCTCTTTGCGGTACTGTACGACAAGCTCGCCGAAGCCGGGGTCGGGGTTGTGCTCTTCCATCATGCTATTGCCTATCTTGGTCTCCGTGGGCACGCCCAGCGGGAGAGGCCAACTAAACTGCCACTCCATGTACGTGGACGCTTCGAGCATGCAGGCATGCAGCAGGGCGGCGGCTTGCAGGTGTACACTATCAGCGGCGTCCACGTAGATGGCGTCGTGAACCTGATTTACGAGCACCGCCCGGCCGCCAAAGTTTCCGTGCCGGTAGAAAGCCCGCGTTGCAAGGTGCATAGCCGCCTTGGCCCACTCACCGCCGGTACCCTGTACAACGTAGTTTTTAATCTCTGTGGGGTTGAAAGACTGCGCCGTACCGCCGCGGGATGCTGGGCGCTCTGCCAGGAACTTGGGGCTGGGCGATTCGCTGTAGCTATAAAGCTTGCCGTCCGGGGTAGTGTAGTAGCTACGGCCCAATTGGCACTGCAGCCCCGGGACATCCGGGTGCTGACAAAAGCGGCTAGTCGGCACACGGTTGGCTTTGATGTGCGCCGTTACGTCGTCGATGTAGCTGATTAGCTCAGGGTAGCGCTCGGCCTCTGCGGTCACAAGGGCCTCTACTTTCTCCGTGGACATGCCGGTGGTCGCTACAATCTTCGCGACCCCTGCCCCGTAAGCCATCTATCTTCGGCCGGGTTCGCTACTCCCGGCCCGCCTTTCGGCAGCTGCATGTTCCCATGCAGATGAGACTATATCATCACCTTTCGGTGGTATGCGCTTCGGGGCGCTTGCCCCTACTCCCTTTCGGGATAGTCGTTGCACCTTCACTCCCGCCTGTTGTTTGGTAAGTTGCGCCAGCACTCGTGCTCTACTTGGTGACACCGCTTGCAGAGGAGTTCAAAGTTTCTTTCCTCGTTGTGCTTGCGGTTATGATCCTTGTGGTGTACCGCCCGCATCGCGGGAGGTAAGCCTAAAAGATCCTTCCTGCACCGTTCGCAGTACCTAACTTTGGCGTAGTACGCCGGGGCTAGAATCTGCTGG